ATGGAAAAATGGTATTCAGCACAAGAGTTGGCAGACTTGAACTTATCTATTATACCAAATACGAAAGCAGGTGTCATCTATCGTGCGAAAAAAGAATGTTGGGAAAACCGAAAACGGTCAGCAAAAGGCGGTGGTCTTGAATATGCCTTTGATGGTCTGCCTAAAAAGGTACAAACAGAAATCAAAGCCCGTGAGTTAAAAGCTCTTATGGTTGCCGATATCCCAAAAGCTGTGATGGTGCGTGGCGAGCGAGACATTGATAGCCTAAACCACAAACAAAGACGTATCGCTGATAGCCGAGTGCTGATGGCAATGCTGGTGGAGTGTTATGCTGATGAGCTTGGCACGCAGGATAAAGCCATTAAGCATGTCAATAAGCTGTCTCGTATCGGGGCGTTGCCCATAGAGGGGACAACTGACTATAACACCGTCTGCGAAAATGCCAAAGCTCGCACCGACAAGACAGGCGTGGGTGTGCGAAAGCTCCATGAGTGGGTGCTAGAAGCTCGCCGATGTGGTAGTGCCAGTGAGGTGCTTGCGGTCATGAGTCCAAATAAGCAAGGTCGCTCAAAGATGAATGTGTTGTCGGCTTTGTGGCTCCCCGATTTTTTTAAAAATCTATCGTAACCCCAACGGCTTGTCCGTGTCTCGGTGCTATGAGCTGTGGCGATATGAGCATATCAAAGCACATGGCACGGATTTGGGCTTGCCTAGTCTAACACAGGTTAGAGCCATGCTCAAACGCATACCGCCCTTGGAGCGTGAACGGGGTCGGATTACAGGCTCAAAACTCAAAGAGATAGACAGCTATATCCGCCGAGACTGGAACGATGAGGGCTATGCCAATAACCACATCTGGGTAAGTGATGATCATAGTTCTAAAATGCTCGGTCAAGCACCACAAATCAGGGCAGGCGGTCATGCCTGAGATTACACTCATCATTGACGCTCCTAGCCGATATATCGTGGGTTATAGCTTGTCGTATAGCGAAAGCGGTATGGCGGTGCTGTCTGCCTTGCGGTATGCGTGGGCAAGGCATGGCGTGAATGCTGTGCATTATAGCGATAACGGCAGGGGTGAGAAAAACGTCATGCTAAGCGATGAAGTGGTGGGCGTGTTTGCACGGCTTGGCATAACCCATTTGACAGGCATTCCCGGCAATCCACAAGGTCGGGGTATCATCGAACGCTTGATGAAAGAGGTGCCAAAACGTGTCGCCCAGTCTTTTGAAACCTATCACGGTAAAGATGCCGACCCCGATACCGTCAGAAAAAGGCTACAAGCCAAAATCGCCCATAACAAGGCGAACATGGACGGCAAAGTAACTGGCGAGATGACCCCACTGCAACGCAAAGGGGCGGAGATAACACCAACCATGAGTGAGCTAAAAATGGTGGTAGAGGCTTTGATAGATGAGTATAACAACGTCCGCAAACACAGCTCTATCGGTATGACCCCCGCCCAAAAACGTGCCGAGCTTGACAAAAAACATGGTAGTGAGCGTGTGTGGCTCTCTGAGCTTGACCTAAGAGAGCTGGCGGTGGCTGTGGTGGAGCGGACGGTGTCTCGTGGGTGGGTACGTCATGACAACCGTTTTTATTTTTCACAGGCACTCGTGGATTGGCACGGCAAAAAGGTCTATCTATATGCCAATGATGACAGCGTGGCAGAGATGGCGGTGCGTGATAAAGATGGCGTGTACATCTGCACGGCAATCTTGGAGGGCAATAGCACCCCCGCCATACCGCTTGACCTACTAGAGCAAGCTGACCACAGACGACTTGACCGTGCGATAAAACGCAAAGAGAACCAAGTCAAACAGCTTGAACAGCAACGACATGGCAAGGCTATCATTGATGCCAAAGAGCAACTGCTTGAGCTTACTGGCGAAGTCATTGACGGACACTGGGTGGAAGTCAAAGATGACGATGATAACGGCTTTGAATTTTATGCCGAGCTTGATTGGGACGACCGCCAAAAGGCGATTTAACCCCTTTTAAACAACTTTTAATAACCTTTTAAGGAAACACCATGAGTCGTGAACTTTTACAACAATTTAAAGACAGCCAAAACCTACCCCAATCCAAACTGGCAACCATGCTGGGCGTGTCGTCCGCCACGGTAAGCCAATATCTGAGCGGTGTCTATGACGGTGATGTGGCAAAGCTTGACAAAAAAGTGTGTGAACTCATTGAACGTGCCAACAGCCGTAAGGTGGATATTAAGACGGGCTTTGTGCTGACTAAATCGGCACGCAAAACCCTGTCCGTCTGCGAAGACGCTCACACGCTTGGCGACATTCGCCTTGTGATTGGCGAGGCAGGGCTTGGCAAGACCATGGCAATCAAAGAGTATTCTGAGAAAATCAAGGGCGTGATACTCATTGAGAGCGAGCCGACATTTAGCCCAAAAATCTTGCTTGTACAACTATGCCACGCCCTAGGCGTTGTCCCTAGCCGTAGCAACCATGACAACCTAAGTGCGATTAAAGCCAAACTCAAAGACTCAGAACGCCTGATTATCATAGACGAGGCGGAGCTGTTGTCCTACAAATGCCTAGAAATCATCCGCCGTATCCATGACATGACGGGCGTGGGCGTGGTATTGGCAGGTATGCCTAGACTTGTGGCAAACCTAAAAGGCAAAAGCGGTGAATACAAGCAGTTGTATAGCCGTGTGGGTTTTGTGCATGATTTGGGGCGTGAGCTGACTGCCGATGATGTCGGTACACTTGCCACGCACTTACTGGGTACAGATGAGCATAACACCGCCCTAGTCAAGGCGTGTCAAGGCAATGCCCGCCGTCTATCTAAACTGATTCGCACTGTCAATCTGACCGCCAAACGCTCCAATAAGCCGATTAGTGATGAGATGATAAATGCGGTGGGACTGACATTGATTGGGTAAGGTGTAGACAATGAAAATCAAATTTACCGTCTATGTTGGAAACAAAGAATACAGCAAAGTTGTTGAGTTTGCTAATGATGTGAGTACAGATGAAATAGAGCAAGCGTTCTACGACTGGAAAGCTGGGTTATTCTACTCTTTTTGGGAGCAATGCGATGAATAAAGACGAAGCACAAACATTAGTCAATATCCACGGACTTGAACGGTCAAAAGATATTGTTGCCAACTGTCCAAAAGACTGCACGCATTACTCGTGGAAACTGGGCGACACAGGTGTCCTTGACAAAACGGTTTGTATTGCAGACTTAAAAAGAGCTTTGGAGATATTAGAAGATGACCACTAAGGAAAAACGCACACTCATCGCCAAAATCCATATCGCCAAAAAAGATTTGTGTATGGACGATGCCACTTATTGTGATGTCCTAATCCGTGTTACTGGCAAAAATAGCTGTAAAGACATGACTTTAAACGAACTTAAAAAAGTCATTCAAGACTTCAAACGGCTTGGCTTTAAAGTCAAACAAAGCTGGCAAAAGGTGACTCCCAAACATGGGCGTAAACCCACCACCACTCCAGACCGTGAGGCGATGCTCTCTAAAATCGAGGCAATGCTTACTGATATGAACCTGCATTGGCACTATGCTCACGGCATGGCTAAAAATATGTTTGGTGTGGACATGGTGCATTGGCTGGACGCCCAAAAGATGTACAAAGTCGTGCAGGCTCTGGCGGTGTATCAAAAACGCCATGCCAATAGCGACAGCCAAACGGCAGGCAAATAAAAACCCAAGTTGGCAGACTTGGGCAGACAGGGCAGACGAACCCTTGCCAATATTGTAGCAGAAAATTTAGCAAATACAAGCAGGGGTAGATGATGAAAGTAGATATACATACCATGACACACACCGACACCGTAATCGATATGCTACCAGAGCAAATCAAAGAGCTGGTTTGTCTGATTGGGCTGACAGCGACTTTGAGGCTGGTGGATAAGTTTGGTGGATTGTCGTTTGAGATGCCACACAGCACCGACACCAAAAATGGCAAATGGCTGGTGCGTGAGTTGGGGGCAGATGTCGCAGAGGTGCTGATTGACCGCTATCGTGGCGAGAAATTGTACATCAACAACTGCGATGCCCTGCGTGTGTATCTAAGGAATCAAGCTCTGGTTGGTGCTATCTTGGCGTGCATGGAGACGGGTACATCACAGCACAGAGCGATACAAGAGACCGCCCCTGCCTTTGGCATCACAGAACGCCGAGCCTACGACATCTTAAAAGAGATGACAGAAGGTAAGGCACAGCTCAACCTTTTTTGACTTTTTGACTTTTTGATTTTTTGATTTTGACATGAGAGATAACATGAACCACCCCATCAACCTATTAACCCAAACGTGGCAAGACATTGAGAGCATGTTAGACATGCAAGAGAAGATAACCGTCATGCTAGATGATGAACCTGTGGCGTTACAGGGTCGTCTGCAAGTATCTGCCTTTAAGCTTGGATTGCTTGTCGCTTATGCGTGTCTGCGGCAAGCTGTCAAAGACCAATTAATCAAGGAGAGCCCATGAAACCTAACGCTTATCAATCAGGCACTTATCAGTCCAGTGCCCATCAATCACCCCTAGCCCCACGCCCACACAAGCAAAGAGAAGCGAGCAAGCTGGATGAATGGCTAAAAGAACAAGGTCGCCGTCAGAGCTTGGAGCGTCTAGACAGACAGATGACGGACGTACTGGCACGCCAAGACAGACAAGCAAACTGGCTGTTATTCTTTATCGTGCTACACGTGATACATCTTATCATTGCTTTGACACGTTTTATTTAACCACCCCAACCCACGGAGAATGTTATGACCAACCCAACCCCAAACACCCAAACCGCCCCTGAGGGCTATGTAATGAACGCCAAAGGGCATTATGTGCCGTTATCGGCTGTCAAAGAGATTGACAGGCTGCGTGATGACGTTGTCCAAGACATCATCAGCCGTGCCAAAGAGCTAAGAAGTCAGATGATTGGTGTTAAAGACATCATGTTTAGCAATTTTTATGACTTTGTGGAGCTGTCTGCCCGTGAGTATGATACCAAGATTGGTGGGCAAAAGGGCAATGTTGCCTTGATGAGTTTTGATGGCAAATACAAAGTGCAAATGGCTGTCCAAGACAACATCGTCTTTGATGAGCGTCTGCAAGTCGCCAAATCACTCATTGATGAGTGTCTAAATGAGTGGACACAAGGCTCAGATGACAAAATCAAAGCCATCATCAATAATGCCTTTGACGTGGACAAAGAGGGTAAGATTAACACCCGCCGAGTGCTGTCGCTACGCAGTCTTGACATCAATGATGAGAAATGGCTACAAGCGATGGATGCCATCTCGGACGCCATCCAAGTTGTTTCATCTAAGGAGTATATCCGTGTCTATGAGCGAGACAATGACGGTAAATACCAACAAATCACCCTAGATTTTGCCAGTTTATAGAGTATTAAAACCCATTTAAACCCCAATAAAACACCGCCCAAAATCATTTTGAGCGGTGTTTTTTGTGGTTGGGCGTGGCTTACAAAACTTCGTCCAATGCTGGATTGGTAAAACAAGCGTCCAATTCGTCTAATGGGCCTTCCAAAAGTGCCAAAAAGTCGGACAATTCATAATAATCCAAAGCATCTTGATTGGCGGTTTTTGCCATAATCGCCAATAGTTTTAGCTGTCTGACGGCAGAGCCTGCACGGGCAAGCAGTTGTCTTTGTGTGGCAGTCATCATTATTCCCCCAATCCCAAAGTTAATTGACCTTTATTGTCCGCCATTTCGTAGCGTTCGCCAATCAAGCCCAATTTTCGCATTTTGGCAAGTTTTTTGCTGACGGTACTTGGAGCAAGTCCCACCGCCAACCCCATTTGCCAATTTTCAAGTCCGCCATCGTGCATTACTTGTAATGCCTTGTAGTCGTTATTGGCTTTTAGTAGTTCGTCTTTTAGGGCTTGGTTTTGGGCGATTAGGCTTTTAACTGTGCTTTGGTCTGCAAACAGAGCCTTTTCACAAGCAATAAAATACTGGCGAGCGGTTTTGCCTTTGTCGGAGCGTTCTACCATTGAAAGTTCCTTTGCCATATCTAGGGTGATATGATATTCGGTGGTTGGGCGACCGCCGTTGGGGGTTTTCAATAAATTTATTGAAAAGTCCTTACCGTTTACAAACCCATATTTTTCAATGCGTTTGGCAATCCAATTTGAAAAGTCTTGTTTGCTTTCCAAAAAGGCGTGCAGTTCACGAGCATTGACAAGGGGCTGGGTTTCGCCGTTAATTTTCCCTTGAAAAGTTTGGACAAGGGGGCGGATTTGTGGTAAAGTAGTCATTGCTAATTCCTTGTAAAGAGTGGTTAGTGATGCCCCTTGCGTGATTTGACCGTCTGCAAGGGGTTTTTTATACCCATTTGATATAATATCCTAATGGATATGTATGCCATTATACACCATTTTTTTAGCTTGTCAATATCCTTTTGGATATGATATAATAGTTTTATAAAATTTGATGGAGAACCCAATGACCGACACTCACAAAACCGTGCAATATCAGCTTAGGTTATCGCCAGAGCTTAGAGAAAAATTAAGGCAATCTGCTGAACAGCAAAATCGCTCTATGAATGCGGACATTGTGGCACGACTAGAAGATAGCTTTGAAGCAGAGAACCGCTCATCATTAGCCAATCTTAAAATCATACATTTACCAAATGGTAATAAACGATATGTTTTTGGTAAATTGGTAGGTGCTTTTGATATTGATTACACACAAAATTTGACTGATTTAAAAAAAGATGTAGAAAATTGCTTAGATATTCTAAGAAAATCCAAGCAACTTAAACATAGACTTATGTTTTTAAACAAAAATATTCATATACACCAAGGAGCAAACCACATTGATGTTGTAGAGAGTGGTGTTGGTACATTAAATTGGGTTGTTGTAGAAGACCATTGGCAACCCCCAAAAGAAAACTAAGGGACTAATGCTACACACCCCAACCCACACGGTTTGGGGTGTTTTTTGATGTTTTTTTAAAAATATGCTTGACAAATAGGACAAATTGACCTATAATAATCCCAACAAGCCAAGCAATTTCTGCTGTGGCAAAAACGCTTAGGAGCGATTTATGAAACAACTTACTAAGGAGCTGATGATGGCTCAAATCAACAAACTTAATGCCGAAACGAATAACATTCAATCCACATCGGAACTTAACAACACCAAAATACAAGCCGAATTATTAAAGCTCATTGCTGAAACGCAAAAAATCCAAAAAGAGACTAGGTATTACCCTTTAATTGGTGTTGTGATTGCAACCATTGCCTTAATCGCTGCCATCGCAAGTCCTATCATTACCCACCTTTTAACCAAATAACCCAAAAAGCCCTTGCAACGCAGGGGGTTTTTTAAAATAACAGGAAAATTCAATGAAACCCAATGCCGAAAACTACAATCCAGACCCCGATTATTTGCGTTCGCTCATTGCCAAAGCAGGACTCACCCAAGCCCAAACCGCTGAATTAATAGGCATTAACGCCCGTTCCATACGGCGGTATCTATCCTTTACCGACAGCCCCAATTATCAAAAAGCCCCCTATGCGGTGCAATTTGCCATAGAGTGCCTTGCCAGCCAATAAAATAACCCCTGAACCCCGTCATCTTACCCTAGTCTTAAACACCCTTTAAAATCCCCTTAAACCAACTTTAAGGGGATTTTTATGCCTTATGTCTTATCAAAACGTTCTTTGAACAACCTAAACGGCGTACATGACAGCCTTGTCGCCATTGTCAAGCGAGCCATTACCATCACAGGTCAGGACTTTGTGGTGATTGAGGGCGTGCGTAGCCGTGAGCAGTGCATGATTAACTATGGTAAGGGTCGTACAGTCGCCCAGTGCCTTGCCAAGGGCATACCCGCCAAATACGCCAATCCCAAGCACGCCAAAGTAACATGGCTATCCAACCCTTTTGCGTCCAAGCATTGCAAGCAAGCAGACGGCTATGGTCATGCGGTGGACATCTGCCCTTATCCTGTGGATTGGTCGGATTTAAAAAAGTTTGATGCGATTGCCAAAGCCATGTTTGATGCCGAGAGACAACTCATTGCCGAAAACGCCATTGCCAAAAACACCAAGCTACGCTGGGGAGCCGATTGGAACAGAAACGGCAAGCCCAGAGAGCGTGGCGAGTCGGACAGTCCGCATTTTGAAATTTTTTAAGAGGTCGGTATGAAACTACAACTTGTCGCAAACTGGCGTAAGGGTTGGCAATGGTTTAGCACATGGGCGTTTATGCTGATTGTGTTTTTGGCGACCACGCCCCTACCGCCTGAGCTAACGGCCATGCTACCGCCCGTCATGCAGGACAAACTCACCGCAGTCGTGGCGGTGTGTGGTCTGATACTGCGATTTGTCAGTCAAAGCAAGCCAAGCAGGGACGGACATGGGCGAGAGTATCGCACCCAAGCAGACGACCAAGACGATACAGGAGGTGTGCCATGACCGACCTAATCGACCGTGCCACCGCCCAATCCGAGCAAATCTTAGCCATACAAATCAAGCACGCCCAAAGCCACGCCACACCCAATGACATCACCGAGTGCATAGACTGTGGCGAGCCAATCGGCAAGGTGCGAAAGCAAGCCCTGCCCCATGCCGTGCGGTGTGTCGGCTGTCAGTGGACGCATGAGCGGACACACGAGACAGAAGGTAGACGATGAGCGATACCTATGTTGTCTTGACGATTAGCATTGTGGCGACCATTGTCCAAGCCATATTTTGGCGGTGGGTTGCCACGTTGTCATCAAGCCAAGACGAAAATCGTTTGCAAATTAACCAATTAAAATCAGACATTGCCGAACTTCGCTCCGAGATGTACAAAAATTATCAATCCAAGGCGGACAGCCATAAAGATAATGACCGCATCATGCAGTCTTTGCAAGAGATTAAAACCGAGCTGGGCAAGGTTAATGACAAACTAGACAAAAAGGCGGACAAATGAACGAGATAGACCAAGCAACACAGCAGGCAATCAATGCCAAAATACTCTCATCGCTAGACAGTATCCATAACCAAAACCGCCAAATCGCCCAAAAAATTGACGATTTGGAGCAAAGCGTTACCAAAAAAGCAACGGTTGCAGGGGCAATCGCAGGGGCGGTGGCAGGTACGGCAACCAGTGGTATGTTTAGCATTGGCATGGAGATTGTCAAAGCCAAATTTGGGGGATAGCGTGGCATATTCACAAGATGACAAAGACAAGGTGCGTAAAGCCTATATCTTTGACAAGTTGCCCCTTGATAAGTGTGCAAGCCTACACGGTATCAGCTATGCAACGGTGCAACGCTGGAAAACCCAAGCCCGAGCAAGGGGCGATGACTGGGACAAGGTCAAATCCGCCCAAACGCTGGCAGGGGGCGAGATTGAAGATGTGGCAAGGCAAATTTTGACTGATTTTATTTTACTCTTTCAAAATTTATCTGGCGAAATCAAGAGCGACACTGATACCCCGCCCATTGAAAAGGCAAAAATTTTAGCCAGCTTATCCGACAGCTATAACAAAACCATTGGGGCAAACCGTAAACTCATGCCTGTTACCGACCGTTTGGCGGTGGCGATGACCGTCATGGAACTCCTCGGCGAGTATATCAAAGAGCATAAGCCTGAGGCAATGGCAGTATTTGTAGAAATCCTAGTGCCGTTTGGTGAGTTACTAGATAGAGAATTGAAATGATGATTAAGGGGTGAATGATGAAAAAAAGACATGTTGCTATGTTGCTTGGTATTGATGATGATATTTTTTGTGTTTTTGTTTAGCGGTGTTTGGTGGCTTTACCACGCAGATAAGCATCTTGCCAAAATGGCTGATGAAAAAGGCTATGTGCATATTGACAACAAAACCTATGTCGTTAGTGAAATTAAAGTCAACCCTACCACAGAGCGGGCAAGTGAATAGTTGCTTGATAAGGTAAAAATACAACATGGCAAAATCCAAACTCTTACGTTCCAAAGACTTTTTAGAAAAACTCACCGAATTGGCGGCGGGCTATCGCACCGCCATTGAGTCGGTTGTAGATGGCTGGATGATAGAGCCTGAGTTTATTGCCGAGCGCATCAAACGGGTTAATGACCCATTCACAGGCTTTGAATATTTTGTGAGTGTCTATTTTCCGCACTATGTCAGAAGCCCGCACAAGTCCGAATTGCACAAATATCTATTTGATAAATTGCCAAAGGTGGCAAACGACCCTGACAGCCGATTTTTGGCGATTGCCGCCCCTCGTGGCGAAGCCAAATCCACGCTTGTCAGCCAGCTTTATAACTTGTGGAAAATCGTGCGGGGCATTACCAAATACTCACTCATTGTGATGGATAGCCTAGACCAAGCCTATCCAATGCTAGAAGCGATTAAGGCGGAATTGGAATTTAACCCCCGTTTAAAGTCGGATTTTCCCGATGTCGCAGGCGTAGGAAGAGTGTGGCAAGCAGGTACAATCGTTACCAAAAATGGCATTAAAGTGCAAGTGGCAGGTGCTGGCAAAAAACTGCGTGGCTTACGGCATGGACCTTATCGCCCCGACACCGCCACACTTGATGACATTGAGAATGATGAAAATGTTAGAAACCCCGAACAACGAGATAAGCTGAACTCGTGGCTCACCAAAACAATTATGCCACTTGGGGCGGCAGGGGAGAAGTTTGACATCATCTACATTGGCACGATTTTGCATTATGACAGCGTACTAAATCGCACCCTAAATAACGCAGGTTGGGAGTCGGCAAGGTTTAAAGCCATTATCCAAATGCCTGAAAACATGGCACTGTGGGACGAATGGGAATGCCTGTACAAATCTAAGCAAATTGACGAAGCCAATGACTTTTATCAAGCTCATAAGGCACAAATGGATAAAGGGGCGGTGGTGTCGTGGCAAGCTCGCCCCATACTTGCCCTGATGAAAATTAGGGCCCGTGACGGACACGAAGCCTTTGATAGTGAATATCAAAACGACCCAACGGCAGGCGATGACGCACCTTTTGCCAAAGCGATGAATTTTTGGCACGAATTGCCCAATAATCTGATTTATTTTGGGGCAGTAGACCCGTCACTCGGCAAGGCAGGGGCAAGCCGAGACCCGTCCGCCATTGTCGTGGCGGGACTAGAACGAGCCACAGGCAAAATCTATGTCGTAGAAGCCAACATCAAAAAACGCCTGCCCGACCGTATCATCAGTGATGTGATTGCAATGCAAGCAAAATATGGGTGTGTGAAATGGGCGGTAGAAGCGGTGCAGTTTCAAGAGTTTTTACGCACCGAGATAGTCAGACGGGGAGCAGAAAGTGGCGTGCCCATTCCTGCGGTGCCTGTAAAACCAACAAGCGATAAACTTTTGCGAATAGAGAGTTTACAACCTTATATGGCAAATGGGCTATTACTGCTACATACTTCCCAAAGCACGCTGATAGACCAGTTTCGCCATTTTCCAAAGGCAGACCACGATGATGGAGCGGACGCTGTGGAGATGGTGTATAAATTTGCCAGCACTTATGTTAGACAAGCCGAAATTACCCCTATTCATATTCCCACACCAAGTATGTATTCATAAAAGGAAAAGTGATGATAACCCTACAAGATTTGATAGACCGATTTGGCGAAAACGAGCTTGCCAATTTAACTGACAAAGAAAATTACACGGTGATTGATGAGACCGTGATTAACCACGCCATATCAGACGCTACCGCCGAAGTGGTGGGCTACCTTAATCCCACAGGGCTGATTGTGGGTGGGGCGTATCTTGGCACACCGCCAAAATCACTTATTTTAAAGACTTGTGATATTGCCCGTTATTATCTGTATGAAAATGGCGTAACAGACATTGTAGAAAAACGCTACCAGCAAGCGATAGATTGGCTACTGCTTGTCCAAAAAAACCCATCAATGCTAACAGGACTGTCAGAGACAGGGGCGAATAATGGCGTTAAAAGTGGCATTGCGGTCAAACCCAATCCTGTGCCTAGCTTGTGGAGCGAATGATGACCCAAATGACCCTCAATGTCAGTGATGATTTACCCCTATTGCAGGGCAATGTAGAAGCACTGCGTGAAAAACTGGGCGATTTAACCCCTTTAATGGACGCCATCGGCAGTCTGTTAGAGAGCAGTACACGCCAACGATTTGCTGATAAAAAAGCCCCAGACGGCACATCGTGGGCAAATCTAATGCCGTCCACGCAAACCCAAAAAGGCAATAACAACATTTTGGTTAAAAGTGGCGATTTACTTCGCTCAATTACCCACCACGCTGACCCTTATGGCATCAGTGTTGGTACACCTGAGAGTTATGGCGTCTATCATCAATTTGGCACGACACAAATGACTGCCCGACCCTTTTTGGGGCTGTCCAATGACGATCAAGCAGAGATTTATGAGTTAATCAATGAGATTTTAATGGGTGATTAACACTGCTTTAACCCACTTTTAAAGGATAATAAAATGAGTAAATCCCCCCTTTGGCACGATGATATGTTGGTCTGTTACCCTGCGTTGCTTGACCGCCTAAAATCCATCTCACAAATCAAAAAAGTGCTAGAAATCAAGGAACTTAGCGAGATGGATAATCAAGCAGTCGCCCCCTTAGATGGGGCGGTCTATGTCATCTTTGATGGGCTGACCCCAACCGACCCTAATCATGGCGGACGTGAGCAGGTCATGGAGCTGGGCTTTACGCTGATACTTGCCAAACAGCAGTACAACCCACGCCCACGCATGGACGGGGTGGGGGCGAGCCTGACCGCCATTTGTAAGGCACTGCAAGGCTACGAGCCTGAGCAGGACGGACGAGCCTTGACCTTATCGCCCTTTGTGCAAAAACAAGCCTTGGCGGTGCGGTATTTTAAAAACTATGCCCTATTCCCACTCCGTTTTACCACCACCGTGGCTGTCATGGGGGACTGATATGTTAGGACTACTAAATAAACTCAAAAGCAACACCGCCCCAAAAGAGACCAAGCCTTTTGACAAAACGGCACTGTTTAGGGCGATTAACACCGCCTTTGATGACTTTGCCAGCGAGACGGCAGACGAGAGCTTGGAGCGACTCATCGCCCAGACGGGCAAATCACGCACCCAGATATTAGACGCTATCCTAAATGACGATGAGATAGAGGCGTGCCGTGAGGATATTGAGAGTGCTATCAGAGCCACGCCTTTTGTATTGTGGGGCGACACACTGGACGAGGACACCCAAAACGAGCTTATCAAATGGGTAACGCCCCACATCAAGACCTTTGCCGAGCTTGCCATGCTTGCCAAGTGGAACGGACACGCCATCGCCGAATATGTCTATAAGCATGATGACAAGGGGCGGATTGTTATCGATAAGGTGCTAAACCGTGAGGGCGAGCTTGGGCATTATAAGTTTAAAAGAGACGGTACGGTGCTGTTTGATGACCATGGGCGTGATGTGCCGATAAATACCGCCGTCAAAAACTTGGTGCTGACCCACAGAGCCAGTCCTGCCCGTCCTATGGGGCAGATGATGATTATCAAGGCGTATCCATCCGTATTGCTACGGGGTAAAAATTGGGCATTTTTAGGGCAGTTTATCAAACGCTACGCTCAGCCGTATGTCGTGGGGAAGCAAGGCGGATTTAGCATGATTGAGAGCTTTACCAGTCGTCTGTTTGAATTTATCAACGGTGGGGCGACTGGCATTGGGGCAGATGATGACATTAACATTCATCAGCTAAGTGCGGACGGTTCGGCATTTGAAATGGCGGAGCGTATGGCAAACAGTCGTATCCAAAAACTCCTATTGGGACGTGTTAAAACGTCCGAGTTATCTAGCGGTAGCCGTGCGTCCCAAGAGACGGACGATAAGACCCGTATTGACCGTATCGGCTCGTACTTAGAACTTGCCAAAGAGGCGATAAATCACGCCCTAACTGCGATGCTGGCGGTAAATAGCCACTTTGGCACGCCCCTTGTGTCAAGCGGGCAGGTGTGGTTTGATTGGAAAAACGAAAAGGCGGTGGATAAGATGCGAGCCGAGCGAGACAAATTGTATCTGGACACGGGGACGATAGTCTTGACATCGGACTACTACAAAGACGTGGTGGGCTTTGAAGAACATCATTTTAAGATTGTAGAGCCTAGCCCTACCGCCCAACCGCAAAATATGCCGTTATCTATGCTGTTATCAGATACACATGATGATACAAGCCATGACCACGACCATGACGATGATGAGCCATTGAGTGATAGGCAGATTAGGATTGCCAATAAACAGGCTGATAAGGTAATGGCATTATTTGATGATGTGAACGACTTTACAGACTTTCAAAAAAGACTGGCAAGCCTTGATTTGACTGATGATGACTTTGTAGATGAGCTTGCCAATCAGAACTTAACAGCTTATGTGGACAGCTTGACAGGCAAGACCAACCAAGACGGGCAGACGGGGGTGTGATATGCCAGAGATTAACCATGAGCGATTACCAAACCGTGAGGCTATCGCCAGCTTTAATGGCAAAGTCCTACTGACTACCCAGCACTATGCAGAATTAAAAGCGTATGAACACGCCCTTGCATTTACCGTGGCTCGTATCGCTGATAAAGACATGCTAACCGAAGTCCACAAGGCGATGAAGCAGGCGATAGAGAACGGCACAAGTTTTGCCGACTTTAAAAAGGCTTTAAAGCCTTATCTTATGGCAAAAGGTTGGCTTGCCCCGACTTTTAAAAATGACAACGTGGACGATGACAAAGAGGCGTTTAGAGATTATCAAAAACACCTAGGTCATCGCCTACGGACGATTTATCATACCAACAAAGCCACCGCTTATGCAGGCGGACAATGGGAACGCATACAGCGTACCAAGGAGCTATTGCCTTATTTGCAATACATGCCTAGCGTGTCGGCAAATAAACGAGACAACCATAAACAGTTTTATGGCATGGTACGCCCTGTGGACGACCCCATTTGGGCAAGTATCATGCCCCCCAATGGCTTTGGGTGCAAGTGCTGGGTTAAACAGCTCACTAAAACCCGTGCCAAAAAAATCCTAGATGAGCAAGCCGAAAAAGGCATCGTCTATGACATTGACATGGAGCAGGTCAAACACCCCCTAACAGGCGAGATGATGACTGTGCCAAAGGGCGTGCATTTTAGCTTTAATCATAATCATGATAGGCTGACGGCGTTGTTGAAGTTGGCAGAGGAGAAGCATGGTAAGGAATTTGCGGATGGCTTGGCTTTTGAAAGTTTAGAGAAATATACCAATATTGATAAAGCTGTCTTTTTTAAATCTGATGGCAAAGATGGCGAGTTTTATCCCAAAGAAAAATTGGCAAAACTTATAAAAGTCTTTGACAAACAGGGCATTCCCTATTTGATTGGCGAAGAAGGTGGGCGTTTTGCCAAACAAATGGGGGCGGAAGCAGTTTATTTTCCAACCGAAGTGGGAATGTCTGGTTTTTTTGCCTTTCCTGAAAATCCAACACGCACGCAAGTTATTGAAGAATTACTGCATTATGGACAGCACAAAAGTACAAATTTTGCTAGCCTTGAATGGCAAGATATAGTACAATTTGAAATACAAGCTCAGAAAAAATTACTGACGGTTGGGCGACTGCTTGGCTGGACAGTCGCAGAACTAGAACAAATTGAGCGAGCCTTAGCCCAATGGCAACAAGAATGGGAAAAACTCAAATGATAACTGACACACAATTTATACAAGTGGGCGGTCATATTATTGTAACAGGCAAAACCAACAACAAAATTGCCCTAAATGATATGCTAACTTGCCAAGACAATGATAGCGTTTGGCAGGTTGTTGGTTTGGGTCGCAAAGAGCTGACCACACCACAAAATCAAGTGGGCTTGACCCTAAAAAATATTAAAGGTGAACTGCCCAATAATGGGGCGGTGTTGATTTGATTGGTTTTGTATTGCCACCACCTAATCAAGCCCCCTGTTGGGGGGTTTTGTTTTGGGTTTTTTTTAAAAATCAATCACTTAACAAAAATATGCACATATTTTTATAAAAAACCCTTGCAAAAAAACCTGCATACGCTATAATGTCCCCCAACAGGTGTCGAAACCTGACAAAACACAAAGCGTCCCCTAGCCCACGAAAGATTGGCTATAAAGTCATATCCAAAATTTGCCTTTAACCGCAATTTTGGGTATAATGTCCTTGTTATGCCGACAGGGCGGAGAATACAATACCCTTTCGTGGGAAATAATCCCAGCCGTTTCTTTGTGTCGGCTTTCGAACCTGTTGGCACCCTATTTTTAGGGTAAATCTCGAAATCAAACACAAGGACATCACTATGTCAAATATCACTCTCCCCACCAGTGCGACTGCACTTGTCCCCACCTTTGACGGTGTCATCAATGGCGAACGCCAACTGCTTGTCAATGCTCGTGAATTGCACGCTTTTTTGGGTAGTCGTCAAGATTTTTCTACTTGGATTAAATCACGCATTTTTGACTATGACTTTGTAGAAAATCAAGATTACCTGCTCCATAAATTTATGGAACAGCTCCCAAGTGGTGCAAAACACAAAACCGACTACCACCTAACCCTTGATATGGCAAAAGAGTTGTCTATGGTAGAGCGAAACGAAAAAGGCAAAGAGGCTCGCCGTTACTTCATTGACTGCGAAAAACGCCTATATGCCCTAGCGGTAAGTGGGGCAACAGACCCTTTGACCGTCATTACCGCCCATCTCCAAAAAATGAGCGACAATATGCAAATACTGGCAAATGCCACAACAGCAACAATGGCAAAGCTAGACCATACCGAACGCTACATAAGCCTACTAGAACTTAACCAAAAAGGACACATCAAAGTAACCCCCGAAGTGGTAGAGCAAGTCAAAGCAATGAAAGCAGACGGATATAGCCAAGCGAACATCGGGCGTATGCTTAGAATTAGCCCTGCCACCGTCTCGCAGATAGTCAATGGTGCTTACAAGGGCAACAGCCTAACCCGTGATGACAACATCGCTCGCATGGTAGAGACCGCCAAAAGCGTACTGGAACAAGGAGAAGAGTGATGATGCACATTGACAACGTTCAGCACCTAAATCAAGCCCAAACCGCCGTCTATCAACTAGAACTGGTGCAAGAGATGGCAAAAACTCATCAAGATAATAAATTCCCTATCCAAGAATATGCTTTTTTGATTGACGGTTTGGTGCAAACCATTAAAAACAATCTAGAAGCCATGAGTACAATCAAATAACCATAAAAATCCCCCATTTCCCCCAAATTGGGGGATTTTTATGGTTATTTGACCCCACCGCCAAAACCTGCCCCCAATACCCCCTTTAAAAACGTTTAAAAGGCGTTTAAAAACGTTTAAAAAATTCGTTTAGTAGCTTTACCCTACTCACAATCAAAAGCCGATTATGACCCCCTAGCGTGCGTTCTTGGGCGTAATCGCTTTTTACCCATTTTTAGCCCTTAAAAATCCCTGAACCCCGTCATCTTATCGCCCTTGGTGTCATCTGTCATAATCGCCAAAAAATTGACATAACAAGGCGACCATGCACTACCTACTCACCGAGACCACCCCCGCCATGATTGCCCCTGCCGACCAAACGGACAAGGCAGTCAAACGCACCTTTAATGGCATTGCCAACAGTGGCAAGCCCTTTGTATATCATGGCGTGCGTGCCATTGCTGATTTATCCGACATCACTTTTGCTGACAAAGTGCCTACTTTATTGCTCCACGACCGAGACAAGCGAGTGGGCTTTGGCGTGCTGTCTGTGGCTGACAATCAGCTCATCATCAAAGGTGAGTTACTAGATAACGAGCATGGGCAAGCCTTAGCCCGTGAGTCTGATGACGGTTTTCCGTTCCAAATGTCCGCCCACATCATCGCCGACTGCGAAGAGAAGCTGTCGCATGGGCAGACGGCAGTGGTCAATGGGCAGACACTGACAGGTGAGATTACCATTTTAAGAAAATGCCGAGTGTCGGAAGTGTCTTTTACGCCCACAGGTGTGGACAATCAGACCATGGCGATGATTTTATCCCAAACCCACAACCAAAAGGAAAATGCAATGAGCAATCCAAACCCACCCCAAAAAAAGCGGAACTGTTGATGAAGCGGTTTTGGCACGCATGACTGAGCTTACCAACCAAGTTCAAGAGCTGACCAAAGAAAGAGATGAGCTAAAAGCACAAAAAGCCAAAGCAGACGAACAAGCCAAAACTGCCGAGATTGAAGCTCAGCTATCACAAAAAGGCTTTACCAAAGACAACAAAGGCGACTGGCAAGGCATTGATAACGCAACCGTGCAGGTGCTGTTGTCGCTTGATACAGACAAAGCCAAAACCATGATTGGCTCGCTGTCTGCTCCCAAGCAGGGCTTGCCTGAGTACCTACTATCCGAACAACACGGCACGGGCACAGGGCAATCTGCCAATCCTGCCCCAACCAATCCCTTGGTTGCCAACGCCAAAGCACGCAAATAGGAGTTTATCATGTCCGATACCCAAGCAGCCCCAGCCGTCCCTACCCCTGAGCCTACCACGCTCATCACCATAGGCGACATTCTAAAATCCGAAGCCGACCGCCATAGCCGTGAGAACATCAAGGCGGATAACATCAAAATCGGTCAATTGGTTCAGTACCCAATCCGCAAAAAGTATCTGGTGGCACTGTCAAACACAAATGCCAGTGGGCTTGTACTGGTGCAACCGCATAACTGCGTGATTAACCTAGCCGCCATCAAAGAAGCCGACATCAAGGCGGTGGCAACGTCTGTAGATGCCTTTATCAAACAAGGCGATGAATACGGCATTAAGTACATCGGTAAGCCAATCACCGATGCGTCCGTTTGACCGATTAAACCTGATTTAAACCCATTTTAAGGAGCATTTATGCCTTTATCTGATAACTGTATTTTTGGCGTGGAGTCTTTGACCGAAGCCATTAACGAGCTACCTGCCACCCCGTCCATTTTGGGGGATTTGGGTATCTTTAAAAAAGAATTTAAAACCACAACACACGTTACAGTGGAGCGAAAAGAGCATACTCTCTCGCTTGTAGAAAATAAGCCCCGTGGTAGCGTGGGCGACCCTGTACAATCAAGTCGCCTACCACCAAAGACCTTTCACATGATGCACCTGCCACAAGATGATGTGGTGCGAGCCGAAGATGTGCAAGATGTGCGAGAGTTTGGTTCCAATAATAACCTTGCAACTGTTTTGAGTGCGGTCAATGACAAAATGGCAATGTTCAAAGAAAACATTGACTACACCATTGAACACGCACGCTTAGGAGCATTAAAGGGTAAGGTTTTGGACAAAGACGGCAAAACAGTCATTGCTGACATCTACAAAGAGTTCGGCTTTAATCGCAAAACGATTAACTGGGAGCTGTCTAATGCCAACACTAAAACGCACACGCTCATTGACAACTACAAAAATGACATGAAAAAACTGCGAAAAGGCGAATCCATTTCAGGTTTTGTGTGTCTGTGTTCGCCTGAGTTTATGAATACATTGACTTCGCATAAGTCAGTCATGGATGCGTATTTGCGTTTTCAAGAATCTGAACTGTACCGCAATGGCGATACTGACGTGGAATTTATCCACAAGAAAATCAAATTTATCGTCTATGGTGAAGAATTTGAAAGTGGGCTAAAAATTGATGATGACGAAGGCATTATCCTGCCACTTGGCACACGCCAAACTTTCCGTGAGTACTACGCCCCTGCCGATATGGTGCAAGCGGTCAATACTAAGGCATTGCCATACTATGCTAGCCGTGAACCATTAAAGCATGGTAAAGGCTGGGAGCTACACGCCCAATCCAATCCCTTGCCACTGGTGCTGCGTCCTGACCTTGTGCAGACCATTAAATTAACCTAATCGTGATGTCGGCGAAATTCGTTTCGCTGACATATCCCAACCTATTATTTTAAAAAGGATAACTTATGACACAACAAACACAATCCCTGCGGGGGCGTAAATATTCGGGCGATTTGTACGCTCGTAAATATGGCTCGTCTGATGGCTTTGCCAAAATGGGCAATGTTACCGAATTTACGACCAAAAGCGAAACCGAAAAAGACGAACTGAAAAGCACAGGGCGAGACGACTTTGGACAAGCCATTGAAGTGGAAACCGTGCCACAGCCCATTGAAATCAGCCTAAAATTTAACACTTTTGACAAGCACGCTTTGGCAAGAGTGTTGATGGGTGAAGCGGTGGACATTGGCGGTGCACCACAAACCATTGAAGAAACTGCTGTCAAAGCCAATAAAGCAGGCTGGATTAAACTTGCTCATAATGACATTGACCCCGAAAACTTTACCCTAAAAAATAAAACCAAGCAAGAAATTGAAAAAGCCAAATACGAATTAAACCCCCGCTTGGGTATGGTGCGTTTGCTTGACAGTACAGGCATTAATGATGGCGATAATTTGCATTATGAAGGTAAAACAAAGGGGCGTAAAGGGTTTAGTATTGACGCTAATACCCTACAATCCATTCCGCTTGAAATTTACCTAGACGGCAAAGACCGCATTAGCGGTAATGACGGCGTGCTGGAAGTGGCTCACGTTGTTTTGTCGGCTGATGGTGATATTAACTGGTTTGAAGATGGCTGGTGGGAGTCTGGGCTAACAGGCACAGTGGTCAAAGACGAGGGTAAACCTGCCATGCGGTTTACGGAGTTTGTGGGCTAATCCACGCCTGCCAAAACAAAACCCCATAGAAATGGGGTTTTGTTTATTTTTCAAGATTATCCAAAAAGTAATTAATACTCGCTCTCTTGGTTGTTTGAGTTTTGACGTATTAATTTAGCAATCTCCAAAATAAGTGTTTGCCCCTGCAAATCAGACTTTCTAAAATTTGAGATTAACTGCAATTCATCATCTGTAATATCCACCACAATGTTGGCATTATTTGGTTTGGGAAAAATGCTCAGTTGGATTTTCTCTGCCTTACTATCTTTCTGTTGTTGATAATATAATGCACTTAGTTCTAGATATTCATCTTTTGCTCTGATGATTTGTTGGTGGTAGTCGCTATCCCCAGTAAGAATGTATTCCACGTCAAGATTTAAATCCCCATGTTTGGCTGCCACAAGCCGTAATTGTTCGTCTGGAAAGGAATTGCGTTTTTTCCTGCCTGCAAAGGCAGACTGTTTCATTTCAAGAAAATCTGCCACTTCACTATCCATTGAGACACCAAGAGCTAACTTCAAGCGATTTAGAATATCAATAAAATTTTTCATAAAAATCCTTGACAATGCAATTTATATGATTTAAAATCACATTTATTACATGAAGACACTATTAATCATGTTATTTTAGCATAAAAATCACCTTTTTTCCATTTTATAGGAGTTTTATGAGTAATTTTATCAACATTGCCAATCGGCTTAAATTAGCGTTAGGCGTAACTACGGATATGGAGCTTGCAGAGTTTTTGGAGTTAAAACCAAATGCTTTTGCGGGGCGGAAAAAACGTAACTCTTTTCCAACCGAGCGTTTATCAATGATTTTGCAAAAACACCCACGGCTTGACATAGATTTTGACTATGTTGTCAATGGTGCAAAGTCAAAAACCAATGCTGAACAAATCCCTATTATCATCACCTTAACACAAGGAGAGCTTAATGCCCTAAATAGCTTACTAACCCAATGTGTTGCCAAACACGCACAAAAAAGCCTTGACCACACTACCAATGACAATCAAGGCTTAGATATCAACCACGTTAAGGAGAATATCCTATGACTACTTTACCACAAACATCGCCACTTGTCCAAACTTTTCAAGGGGAAATTAATGGCGAAATGCAACCGCTTGTTAATGCTCGTGAACTTCATGCCTTTTTGGGTAGTCGTCAAGACTTTTCCACTTGGATTAAATCACGCATTTTTGATTATGATTTTGTTGAAAATCAAGATTACCTGCTCCATAAATTTATGGAACAGCTCCCAAGCGGTGCAAAACACAAAACCGACTACCACATCACCCTAGATATGGCAAAAGAGCTTTCTATGGTAGAACGTAGCGAAAAAGGCAAACAAGCTCGCCGTTATTTTATTGACTGTGAAAAACGCTTGTATCAACTTGCCACCATTGGTGGAAACGACCCCCTACACCAAATCAACACCAACATACAAAAAATGGCGGACGGCATGGCGGTATTGGCACAGGCAAGCCAAGTCCAATTAAGACAGCTTGACCGCACCGAACGCTATATCAACCTGCTAGAACTCAACCAAAAGGGAAGTATCAAAGTAACCCCCGAAGTGATAGAGCAGGTCAAGGCGATGAAAGCGGACGGATATAGCCAAGCCAATATTGGGCGTATGCTAAGAATTAGCTCTACAACCGTCTCGCAGATAGTCAATGGCACTTACAGGGGCAACAGTTTAACCCGTGATGACAACATCGCTCGCATGGTAGAAACCGCTAAAAGCGTACTAGAACAAGGAGAATAAAAATGATGACCCGTGAAAACATTGAACGCCTAGAAAATGCCCGAGTTGCCCTATATCAACTAGAACTGGTGCAAGACATGGCAAAGACTCATACAGATAACCATTACCCCATTCATGAGTATGCTTATCTTTTGGACAATTTTGTAAAAGTCATCAAGGATAACTTAGGAGATATGACGACCACAAAATAAATTAATGACCAACAGGCTTTAACTCATATTAAAAAGCAGTTTAATGACAAGTTAAACTGCTTTTTTATCAAATTCATCAAATAACCCTTGACAAATTATAACCCTAGAAGTATAATATACACATCAACAACGAAGCAAGGTGATGAAATGGCAAGCAGTAGAGAAGTCATTAAAATCATAAAAGCTGACGGTTGGTATCGTGTTAAATCAAATGGCGGTAGTCATCAGCAGTTCAAACACCCCGCCAAAAAAGGTCGAGTTACTGTTCCTCACCCCAAAAAAGACTTAGCACAACCCACCATTGACAGCATTATGAGACAAGCAGGGCTAAGCGATTAGCCCTTGCATTACCTTGATAACTAGGAGACGATGATGTTATACCCCATTGCAATCTTAAAGGGCGATGATAAAACCGCCCACGGTATCTTTTTTCCCGATGTGCCAAATCTTGCCAGTGCGTGCGATGACTTGCAAGACGTACACAAAATGGCACTAGAATGCCTTGATGTGCATTTTAGTGGCTTGGTAGAAGACGGTGAAGAAATCCCATTACCCACCAGTTTTGACGCACACACCCAAAACAGCCAATTTGACGGCATGATGTGGGCGTGGGTAGATGTGGATTTGTCAAAATATGACGTAAAAAGCCATAAAATCAACATTACCTTGCCTAACTATCTGATTGCCAAAATTGACGAAAAAGTCTCAGCTCATAAATCGCTATACAAAAGCCGTTCTAATTATTTGGCACAATTGGCGATGGCAGATTTAGGGTAGGCTCTGAACCCTGTCATCTTACCCCAACCGTAAACCCCCTTTAAAATCCCCTTAATCAAAACTAAGGGGATTTTTTTATGAAAAGTTTGGATACCGCCTTAACCATACATGCAGGCGTGAAAGGCATTAACGAGTTAAAACGCCTATCTGATGAGATAAAGGCGACAGGCACGGCAACCGACAGTTTGGACAAAGCCACCAATGAGCTACAAAAGTCATGGAAAGGCTTATCCGCCGATGAGCAGACCAAAAAAGTCAAAGCATTGGGCGATGAGTTTAAACGCTTAAAAAGCATCAGCGATGCCAAAATCTCCCTAGGCATTGATGAAGATAATAAAGCCAAAAAACAACTAGAAGAAGTCCACAAAGCCTACGAACGCCTTAAACTCTCAGGCAAGCTAACAGGCAGTGAGCTTGCCCGTGCCAATGAATTACACACCAAAAAAGTCAAAGAGCTAGAAGAACAGCTGGGCAAAACCACACTCACGGCAAGTGAGATGGTAGGCGAGCTTGGTAAAATCGCAGGCAGTGCAGGTAGCATGGCGGTGGTCACCAAAGCCGCCATGGAATTTGAGACCGCCATGGCAGGGGTTAAGAAAGTCGTGGACGGCACGCCCGAGCAGATGTCTAGACTCTCCAAAGAAATCAAAGATTTGTCGGTAGAGCTTGGCATGACTGCCACCGAAGTGGCACAGATAGCCACGATGGGCGGTCAGCTTGGCGTGCCGATTGACAAATTGGGCGAGTTTACGACCATGGCAGGCCAGATGTCAGTGGCATTTAGCATGAGTGCTGATGAGGCAGGTAATGCCGCCGCCAAACTTGCCAACGTCTTTAACATGCCCATCGAACAGGTGGGTGAACTTGGTGATGTCATCAACACGCTGGGCAACAATATGGCAGCCAAAGAGCGAGAGATAGTCGATGCCATGCTCAGAGTGGGTGGCACCGCCCGCCAGTTTGGGCTTGCCAAAGAAGAAGTGGCAGGACTGACCGCCGCCATGATTGCCCTAGGCAAACCGCCAGAAGTGGCAAGCGCCGCCATTAATGCCTTACTGACCAAACTACAAACTGCTCAAAACCAAGGGGCGGGGTTTGCCGATGGCTTGCAGATGATAGGCACCAGTGCCGATGAGATGGCAGACAACATCGCCAAAAACCCACAACAGGCCCTATCAGGCTTTTTAGAAAAGCTAGGACAGCTTGATGACCGTCAACGCTCTATGGTGTCCGTCAAGCTCTTTGGGGCGGAGTACGCCGATGACATTAACCTACTGGTCGGCTCGCTTGGCACTTATAATCAAGCCTTGGGGCTTGCCACGGACAAGACCGCCACGGCAGGGGCGATGCAAAAAGAATTTCAAGCCCAGATGGACACCGCCGCCAAAAAGGTGACCCAAGCCAAAGCCGAACTCATGGCACTGGCGATTAACATCGGTCAGCACCTACTGCCCATCATCAGCACCACGGCCGAAGCGGTGGGTGATATGGCAGGTACACTTGCTGATATTGCCCACGAATACCCGGCCATCACTCAGCTTGTTACGCTCATGGGTGGGGCGGTGGTGGCTGTCAAGGCGTTAAATAGCGTGATTGCTCTGACGGGTAGTTTGGGTGGTAAGTCTGCTTTGCAGATAACAACAGGCTTTTTGGGTGCAAAAAGTGCCATCGATGCGACCGCTGTTAGTGCTGACAAATTAAATACCAACCTAAAAGTAACAACCGACAATACTCGCACATTGGCAGGCGATTTTATCAATTTAGGCAAGCACATGACCAGCTTAAATGGGCTATTTGCTGCTTCTGCCAGTTGGGCGGTGGGTACAAGTATCGGCGAGTGGGCTTATGAAAGCAGTGAATTGGTTCGTGTTCTTGGTGACCGTTTGGCAAGCGTGCCAGCCGCCATCCATTCCATTGCAACAACAGGCAGTCTAGACCAATTTTTACAGAATTTTGAAATGGGGACAAGTCATGCCAACTCACTTGCCCAAGCAACCGATAACGCCAAGACAGCTACCGACAGTCTTACCCAAAGCCAAGACAATGCCACAAACACCGCCCTTGCTCAGTCCCAAGCCAATACCGAACTCATCAACAGCCTTGCCATTGCCAAAGCAGAGCTAGAACAGCTTGAAATACAGCTTGCCAATATGGGCATGGCAGGGCAAAAGAACACGCAGGATTATAAAGACTTACAAACCCAAATCGAAGCGACCAAGACGACCATTAAAAACTTGACCGATGAAGCCCAAAATCAGGGCTTGGGCGAGGCGATTAAAAGCGACCTTGAAAAAGCCAGTGGGGCATTTGACGCCCTAGGTCTTGACATGGACGAATTTGCCACGGGCATTGACGGCAAAACCAAATCCGCCTTGCAAGGGTTTAGTACGGTCATGAGTTTGGCAGGCGATGATGTCAATAAAATGGCAATGGCTTATAACGCTGTTAAGGCTCAGGTTGGCGACAATGCCAAAGCTCAAACCGAGTTAAACGGGCGACTACTTGAAGCGGTGAACGGCAACAAAGAACTCGCTCAATCCGTCAAAGACACCGCCACCGCCCAACAAAATGCCAAAAAGTCTGCCGATGAACAAGCCCGTGCCCTAGACGCTCTGGGCGTGTCCATGTCCGCCATCAACGCAGGCATGAGCAAATCAGGCAAAGACATGGCGGACAATTTAAAAGTAGGCTTGTCGGTCATCAAAGACACTGCCAAAGGAGCAGATGAGCTAAAAGTCGCACTCACCCAAGCCCTAGATACTGCCCTAGCATCCGCCAAGACCAAAGAAGACTTTAAAGCAATACAAACCGAGCTACAAAAAGCAGGGCTAACAGCGTCCGTCTCTGCCGAACAAATGAGACAGCTACACGCAGGGGCAACGGGCGGGGCGAAGGGTGTCCAAGAGCTAAATGACAAGCTAAAAGAGCAGTCAGAGACTTTGTCTAATAATGATAAAGCCCTAACCCAATCTGCCACTGCCACCAAAAAGTTAGGCGATGCCCAAAAAGAGACCGCCAAAAGTGCCGATGAGATGGCAAAAGCAAGTGCAAAAGCAGGCTCTGCCATTAAAAGTAACAATAGTGATATCAAAATACAAAGTGTGGGCTTATCGGGGCTTGGTATAGAAGCAGAAAAATTAACAAAAATCTTTGAAAATTACAGATTGCGAGGAGGGGGATGGGCAGGCTACATAAGAGCTTTTGGTCGGATGTTGTATGACCAAAAGAAATCCCGTGAGAGTATGCTGGCACTCAGACAAGAGCTGTCTGAGATGGATGAGGTCTTATCGAGTAGTACAGTTAACGCTAATGACTTGGCAAAAGCACAAGCACTGCTACACAAAGCGTCTGAGTTTAGTATTGCTGGCATTAAAGCCATGGATAAATCCACGTTAAACAACCTAAGTGGGCAAATCAAACGAATACAAAATCAATGGGACGGTCTGACCGCCACCGCCAAAACCACCATGCAAGGCCTAGATGCCGAGCTTGCTAGCCTACAAGGGCGAGAGATGGACAGCCAGCGTATCAAGCAAGCCCAAAAACTTGCCGATTTGCAGGCAAAAACGGCAGAAGCAGTGGCGCGGGGTAACAGCGATGAGATTGCTCATTATTCAAAAGCCCTATCTTTGCAACGACAAATCAATGATGAGCAAAACCGCCAAGCCACCGCCAAATCCACCGAGCAAAGCATTAAAGCATGGCAAGAGAGTAGTAGCAACAGTACTGGCAATCTTACCGCCCAAGATGTCGCAAACGGTTGGAATGCTCGCCTTGAAGCGGTCAGAGAACAAGCAAAAATCGAGGCAAAGCAAGAATTTGCCAAAGAACTCATGGACGCATCGAAACGACAGGCTTATTAATCCCCTGCCAGTCCCCCTGAACTCGTTCCCCTAATGCTTTGGGGCAGTCTTTGGCATAATGACAAAAAAAAGGATAATGTATGTGGCAACTCACCAACCAAACCGACACACTCACCCTGCACGCCCAATTTGTCTGGGCGGACGAATTTGACTGGCAAGCCCTTACTCAGTCTGACCCTGTTTATACTTTGACAGGAGCGATGGACATACAACAAGGCACCAAAAAGGCGGGCAGACCCATCACGCTGAATGGCGATGACACCCGCACCACACGGGCGGATTTGGCAAAACTGCAAGCATGGGCGGACATACCAGAGCTTACGATGACCCTAACCCACCCCAAAGGTAAGAAATATCAAGTCATCTTTGCCAGACCAAATATTACCAATATCAATTTTATCAAGCAATATAAGCCCGAAGATGAAGAAGATGACGATAAATGCACGCTGAATCTGCATTTTTTAACCATCGCATAAACACTCTTTAATCATCTATTAAATCCAATTTAAAAGACGATAACATGACAAAACGCACCAAACTCAACAAATCCGACCTAAAAATTTACCCCTCTGAACGCCTAACTGACAACGATGACGGCGGTGGACTGGCACTGGGTACACCGCTCACGGGGGCGGACAATGAACTCTTTGACCCTATCTCGTCCATACAACGCATTAACGGCGGTATGATGACACGACTGGTCTATGCAGGGGTACAACGTGCCGATGACGAGCCACTTTTGGGGGCGTTTACCGCCATCACCAAACCGCCCAAAGACCCTAGTGTGTCTTACCTACTCACACGAGCAAACAAATTTGGCGAAGTGCGAGGCGAGATTATCAAATCTATCGAAGCGTATAGTGTCGCCACGATAGAATCCCGCATGACCCTGCTCTCTACTCAGTCCAAGAATAGCCGTATTGTGCAGGCTTATCAAACGGTAGGTGAGCCATTGCCTTTGGTGGGCGATGTCTATTGCCTAAGACAAGACAAAAGGGGCTATGAGACTGCCGAGCAGTACATCAAGGTCATCAGCGTATCAAGCGAGGAACGCACCTTTTATGCGGGCGAAAAATCGTTTAACAAAACCGTCATTAAAATGGAGATTAGCCAGCCCTTAGAACACAGCTTTGTGGGTGTGGAATATCCTGTGCAGGGCCATACTGATGCCCCTTGTAAAATCCGTGAAACTCATGTGGCGGACGCAGGGCAATACTATGGCATTAAACCGCTTGCCAAAGCCATCAAGGCGGGCATGATGAGCGTGCAAGTGCCATCACTCATGGAGAAACTGGTGCCAACGACCCAAAGTGAGACCTTGCTTACCGATTTGACCGCCAGCGGTCTGACCACCGCACTCTTTGACGGGGCAAAGGAGAGTATCACACTGACCATTAACAGCACCCAAAACAGTCTATATACAGGCTCGGCTATCTTGCCAAACTCTCTTATCATCAGCACAAATGGCGATAACATCACCGACGCAGACGGCACGCTTACCCAAAACGGACAAGCGGTGGGAGCGGTGGATTATGCCAGTGGATTGGCAACCTTTAACAGTACCTATGTACGCACGGCAACATTTACCCCTGCCAGCAGTGCTGATGTGGTCTCGGACACCGCTAAAATTATCGTGAGTGAGAATAACCGCTCACAAAACTATATTGTTAATCTGCCAAACCCAAGCAACGTATCAGTACAATACCGCTCACAGGGTAAATGGTATAGGCTCACCCAAGGCTCACAAACGCACGGCTCTATCAACCTAAACCCCCAAACAGGCACGCTCTCCATCACGTGTAGCGAACTGCCCGACATCGGCTCGGCAATTGTCATCTATTGGGGGTCATCTGCGACATTTATCAAGCGAGCCGACCTTGTGCCGAGCGTTAAAAGTGTCATCAGACTGCCCACCACGCCCGACCCATCGTCCATCACGTTATCGTGGAGCGGTGGTAGCGCCACGGTCAATGCCCAAGGGGTCATCAGTGGTGATGTGACGGGGCGTTATATTGACGGTGTACTGACTTTGGACAGTGCCATCAAGGGTGTCACTGTCGGCTATAACACGGGCGATAAAATCACCCAAAATCACCCAACCCCTGCCCGAGACTTGCAGGGCAATGTCAGTATTGACATTGGCGATTTTGTCGCAGGGACGTTGCAACTGACATACCCACTGACAGTGGAGGGCTATGATGAGATTGCCCTAGGGGCAGTGATTAGCACCAGTGGGCGTAAAGGGCGTAACACTACCCAATCAGGTGACGGCTCGCATGGCACTTATGGGGCGGGGACGGTCTTTATCACGCTGACCGATGATGGTAAGGGCAATCTGATAGACAGCCACGGCAAAACCGTCGGCACGGTCAAAAATGGCAAAGCGTTGTTTAACCCTGATGCCACGGTCTCTATCCCTAAAGCTAATTACACCAAAGATAAAATTGGCGAAAAAGTGTACTCGCAAACAGCGACAGAGCTAACCTGGAATAATATTACCTATGCCACAAAGACGTATCAAGACATCTACCGTACGAGCTTTGCAGGCTTTGACTATGTGCCAGCAGGGGCAACGCTTGCCTCTAATGCCGTCATCACAGCCAGCTATTATGACACACACCCTGCTACCGCAAAGTCTGAGCCTTTGGCGGTTAGCACATCTATTAAGTTTGTCATCAATACAGGTGAGCTGATTACACCCAACTCGGTGCGATTTACCATGAACGGTAAGAGCTACTTTGACAAAGACGGCTCTATTTATACCAATCTTAACACCGCCACAGGGCAGGCGGACAAAGTGGGGAGCATTGATTATAGCACAGGCGAGCTGATACTCTCCGACCCCATTGGGGCGGTGTCGGTACAGTCTTTGACCACGAGCGTCAATGCAAATCGTACTGATTCTATCAGTTTTATCACGCCCTCTGCCCCCATTCGTCCCTCATCGCTGACCATCTCGGCAACCACCCTAGATGGCAAAAAAATCACTGCCACTGCCAACGCAAAGGGTGAATTTGAGGGCGAGTACATCTCTGGTCTTGTCGATGTGGAGTATGGCTTGGCAAGTGTTAAGTTTGGTAAATGGGTGGCGGTGGCAGGCAATGAGGGTGAGGGTTGGTACAATGCCGATGCGGTGGTAGATGGACAAATTTTTAAGCCCACTCATGTGTTTAGCTCGTCCATCACATACAGTGCAGTCGCTTATTCTTATCTGCCTGTCGATAGCACGACCATCCGTATCGACACCGTCCGCTTGCCACAGGACGGGCGAGTGCCGATATTTAGACGAGGTGATACTATCCTTATCACTAATAGTCTAAAACAAGAACTCGGCTCGGCTCACAAGGCAGGTCAAACCATACAGCTTGACCGCACCGACCTAGACCGCTTGTGTATCACGGATAATAACGGCAAGGCGGTCAATGCCGAGCTGTGGGATTATGATTTGGAGGCGGGCTCTATCACATGGACAAGCCCCTTAGATTTATCCGCTTATGCTTTGCCCCTACACGCCACATGTACATGGGAGGAGAAAAACCGCATTCAAGGCGTGGACATTGACGGCACGCTGACCCTCATCTTTCCGACCAAACGGGATTACCCATTGGAGGGGACTTATGTGGCAAGTGTCTTGATTGGTGGAAATCTACAAGTGCGAGCCTCTGTGCCGTTTACCCAACGCAACTGGACGAACGTGTGGCAAGACACACGCATTGGCGATGAGCCACTTAACCGCTTAAATGTCAAAGATTACCCTATTATCTTGACCGATGATGGGGCGATTGAGGAAAAATGGCTCATCAAGTTTACCAGTAGCTCACAGTTTGAGCTATACGGGCAAACGCTCGGCTTTGTGCTAAAAACCGACACTTTGCAAGACTTAGCTCCGATTAACCCAGCGACCAAAAAGCCGTATTTTACCATACCTCGTGAAGCCTTTGGCACGGACACCCCGTGGAGCGTGCAAGAGGTGGTGCGGTTTAACACTTGGGGGACACTGTTGCCTGTGTGGGTCATCTGTGCCGTGCAACCGTCAGCAGACAACCCCAAAGGCTCGGATGGTTACACGCAAGTACTCTTTGGCGATACGATTGAAAATTAGGAGAACTAATGGCTACTTTTTACACAAAAAAAGATAAAGATGCGCCGGCAGTTAGCACAGCAGTAGATGTGATTAACTTTATCAAAGCAGCGTTGGTTGTTGGCTACGGCGATAAACCAGCAGCTGGTTGGCGGCTATTATATGACAGCAATGCCGAACAAAATCAAACAACAAGACGCATTATTATTCGTTCAGATTCTGCTGCAAGTGAGCAAAAAATTTATGAGTTTGCAATAAGCGGATCACAGCTAATGCTTAATGCTTATCACACTTACGATGAAACACAAAAAACCGCAGTTGGACTTTGGCATAGTATTGTCGTCAATTTAGCAGCAATCAACGGAGATAGGATGGAAGTGTGTGCTGATGAGAAATTCTGTTTATTTGGGCTCCATGGCATGTGGCAGGGTTTTGGTGATTATATCTCAGACAATACACAATATACACAAAGCATCTTGTTTGGCTCAAATATAAATTTTTTTGGTGCAGAGCGGCAATCTACATTGTCAAGTACAAATAATCCCAACAATATTTTAATTAAAGACGCAGATGGTAATACGTATGTTTGCCGCTCATACTCACGAGAAGAGGCAGGTTATGGCTCACGCATCGGCTGGTCAAACGCTGTTATACATGCAAATGTACTAAGAGAGGGTAGTACGCCGAGGCTCTTAAAAACAGAATTGATGTTAAAAACAGATAGAGGTTATGCATTCGCTGGTTATATGCCGTTTCTATACTATGCTGATTACAACATCACAGACTTTAAAAACGTTAAAAATATAAAAGTGATTGATGCAAACTGGTATCACAGTGGCGGGCTATATTTGGTATTATGATGATTGTTGATAATGAATTAAAGTTATATGTACACAGCGGTTATATCGCAGGTGCAGATGATGGTATTGTGACTGTAGGCGGAGTGCCTGCCTCGCGAGCAATTTATTTGTATGAAGTATCGGAGGGCATGTCGCTCATGAAATTGCTTGCAAGACAAGCAAGTTTAAAAAATGGTCGCTATCTTTTTAACAATCTTGACCCTCATAAAAAATATCTCATCATGGCACGAGACTTACCACCCACCGATGGCGTAGAGCGGTATGAACCTGCCGTCTGGGATTATGTAACCCCCATGAGCGACAAAACCATCGATGAGCAAATGGAGTTGTGGCAGTCATGGCAGACCTAAGCAGTGACAAATTGCCCTTGCCACTGACACGGCGGATAAGCAATAAACCGCCGTCCAACCGCTTGCCATTATCACTTAATCGCAAATTAGGCACGCTTGATGTTGTCTTGCCACCGCCTACCGAGCCAGCCCCAGTCCCCAAAAGACAAAACCCTGTCATGGCGGAGTTTGATAGCTTAACATCTGGCTCATGGACTGTGAATATGGGCAGACGAGTAGGCATGGCAAGTGATGAGGTGGCACGGGCGTATGGCGTGTTATATGGCGATGTGCAAATGATAGCCCATGGGCGTGATATGTCCACTCGGCACTTTGTCCATATCGCTCATGGGGCAGATAGTGCTATGGGTACCCCTTATCTGATTGGCAGTGTCTATCGGCACACATGGCAAGCTCTCATGGCACTTCACCACGCTCATCACATCAGCGTGGGCGATGGTGTGGGACTGTTTAGTTGCCATGCGGTTAAATATGGGGCAAAGGGCTATTTACAAAGTTGTACGCAGGGCAATTTATCAGACGTACTGGGGCTATTTGGTGATAACACACACCAAGCGGGCAGTACGCTGATTGCCCACGACAGCATGCACACGATAACTCACAGCACCCCTGTACCTTGTCGTTATTACCTCATTCCTGAGCCAGAGCCTGACAAGCCCGTCTCGTATTGTAGTATCAGACCACCATCTGACCGCCTGCCACTGGCATTAAGACGCAGATGGGGGCAACACGCATCAGACGCTCTACCGCTTGCCATGGTGTGTTGGCATGAGACGCCCCCTGCCAGCACCCCCAATCTTAGGAGTTATATCGTGCATAATACCATCACCGCCACTGTGGGCGGTATTAACGTCAATCCCTTGTCATTTGGCATTAAGACCGACATGGATAGCTTTTGTTGGCAAGGACAAATTGAAATCCCCACCAAAGACTTTGCCAAAATCAAAGACAAGCTAGGCAGCCGTGGTAATGAGCCGATGATTAGCGTGGTCATTAATAACCACCGCTTTGTCATCATGGGCGAGGAGCTTAGCAAAAACCGCTCATTTGTCAATCACAGCTACACCCTATCAGGGCGGAGTGTTACCGCTCGCTTGTCAGCAGACTATGCCACCAACAAGCAAGGCGGATTAAATCAAGCCTTGTTTGCCAGTCAATTATGCCAACAAGCATTGGCAAATACAGGTATGACGGCAACCCATCAAGCCCCTGATTGGCTGATTAAAGAAGGGGTGTATAGCACCGATAAGACGCCGATTGTGATACTCTCCGATGTCGCTCATGCGTGTGGGGCGTTTGTATCAAGCCATGTTAGCGAGCCACAGCTTATCATCAAGCCACGTTATAAAGTCCCTGTTTGGGAACTGGCGACAGCAGAGCCTAATCTTATCTTGGGATTAGACCCCATTAAACATATCAGCGAGCAACAACGGGTAAACCCTGTTTATGATAATGTTTGGCTAAGTAGCATCACACGCTTGGATAACGTCTATCGCAAACAGTCGGCACGCACAAAAGAAGCCCCAATACAATCCGATGAGCTATTTACCGACCAAATTGCCACCATTGCCAAAGGCGTGCAAATACTGTCAGAATCAGGCACGCACATGGACGTGACGGTAACAACACGCTGGGCGGATAAATACGGCTTGCCCCTTGCCACGCTAGGCGATATCTGGCAAATCAATGATGACGGCGGATATAAAGCAGTAGTAGTCAGCATAGAAGTGCAGGTCAAGATGGAAAATGAGGTGCCAACCATCTGGCAGGTGGTGGGGCTAGATAGGTATATGGGACATTAAAACCCAATTATATTATACATTAATGCTCTAAAAAGTCAATAATTCAAAGGCAAAAAAATGAATTTATATCAAACATTTAACAAGCTCTTTGCCACACCCAAAGGCGTGGCACAAATCACAGGCCAAAAGGGGCAAGGCGTAGTGGTCGGGCAGACGCTCGGTGGGGTGTTTGTGGTGCTAAGCGGACAAGCAGAGGTGGGCGATATGGTCTATTATGACCGACAGACCCATGAAATCACAGGGCAAGCTCCGCAGGGGGAGCGAGGGGAGTTTGGGGTGTAGGTTTGTTAGATTAATATCTGCATACTGTGATAAAAATATCTGCATAATTGGGTTTTCTTTATGCAGATATTTTTGCGATTTTATGCAGATATTTTTGCGATTTTACAAACCTTCTGCCCGACTTGCTTTTTTATCAAAGGTATAAACAGGCAAATTATCCAAACTGCGACTTTTGCACGCTATCAATAAATCAGATAAATCAAAAGTATTATTTTGGGCGTATAGTAGGGTTTGTTGTAGATGATTGGCTTGTTCAAACGTTAAAAAAGGAAAATTTAATAAAGTTAATAGCGAATGGATAATTTCATTTCTAGGAATTTTATAACTAAATGCCAATACCTAATTTACTTCCAAAACTACCAATAAAGAGATAAAACCTTGTTCATTATCCGTATGTAATTTTTGAAATAACGCCACCACTTTTTGATATTGTACGGTATCATCTTTGGTTAAATAACGCACCAAAATATTAGTATCAAGGCTAATCATAACTCCGCCTTATTCATTTGTGAAAAATGGTGGTTTATACCGTCATTCATCTCATCAATGGTTAGCGGTTTTTTGACATAAGGGGCAAGCAGTCCGCCTGCATTTTCAATCATGGCAAGAACGTCATCTTCTTTGGTGGTTTTTTTGATTGTTTTTAAAACTTACCAAGCGATGAGAATGGGTTAAGTCATCAATCAACCACTTAGGAAACACCACACTACCGTCCGCATTGAGTGGCAACATGATAGACAAACTGCTGTCGGTGGGGCTATTGATGATGATTTGGGTCAT